ATGGAACAAAATTACCGTAAGTGGTTGAATATTCTTTTATAGTCAGTGTATCACCAAGAGTTAATGTGGCTGACACAACAATTCTAGGACCATCTGTAGCTGCCACATAATCAAGATTTCTAGTGAGGATTACATCGTTTAAATAGACATTCATGCCCAGGTAATTGGCAGAAGTATAGTTGTAAACATTGATAGTATCAAATGTGTTGTCTGTGATATTTGATATTGTAAATGTGGTAGTTTGATACACTGACCCAGCAGGTATCATATCACTCCAATAGAATGGTTGCGATTCTATTCGTCCCAAAGTGACGTCAGTCAATGCGTTGTCTAGTATCTCTCCAATGGTTTGATATTGTACCACTTGTTGAATCACTGCATTCAACATCTGTCCTTTTAATTTGAGATATTCGTTGCTATTGTATTGCAAACTGGCAAATATATTAAACTGCTCACTGCGCAAAAAATAACCAGCCAATGTGAGTGGTGCGCTTTGTTGTAATATAGTTTGTCCATAAGGTACTAGATTGCCTAGGTCTCTGGTGTTGTTAGCCCCGTTGACTGGTCCAGACAAATCTATCAAATTTTCACAGATTGTTTCGTAGTGTGTGCGAATAGTACCCAAAGTAAAACTGTCACTATTGGTGTTCAGTGGATTGTTCTGAAGATTTATTGGTACTTGATAAAATGCTGTGGCACTAACCTGGTCGCTCAATACCAACACTTCAATTATGTCTGTGGGCAGATATGTGTCTGTCAGAGTAATGGTTGTGCTGTTTGCTCCTACAATATAACTGTATTTGCTGGGGGAGATAAAATTAGAGCTTACATAAATTTTAACTGCAGAAAACACCGAGTTGGTGCCAGCAGCTACGTCTACTTTCAGTGTTGCACCTGTGTAAGAGAATTTGAATTGTTGATATTGCTGACTGGTAGTTGCAGCAGTTTGCCAACCAATCAATCGACCATATTCAGTTCTGTTTACGTATTCTCTGGCCACACCTGAGCTGATGTCTGACGTTACACTAACATTGTCTAGCACATACAAAAATGTATCTTTGTACAAGTTGTTTTCAAACACAATGTCGCCAACGTTGTTGATGTTCAGATACTGCAATGGAAATTGCAAAATTGGGTCCAGTATGCCTGTATCTCCTACAGCATAACTAAACAACTTGCTGCCTATAAATGTACTCGAAGGGTACCGTGCTCTGTCTCCAAAACTAATGCCATCTAAATCATACACATTAAACAAGGGCGCCTGTTGAATGCTGGTTTTTTGTTGGGCTTCAATCCATTCTGTACCATTAAACCAAAAACTCACACCTTTTTGTGTGGTTCCTTCAAGACACACCACAGTTTGATCAACCAGCACGTCACCATCACTGGCTATCACAAGATTGATAATAGGTTGTACAATCAATGGTGCTACACTGTCTGGAGTAATAAATTGCACCACATATATGTTGTCTCGCACATCTGGATCATTGTCAGCAGCAAAAATTACTCGAGTGCCATCAACAAATGTATACCCATCCACTGAATATCCTGTGCTGCCTTCAATGTTGCCAAATGCATCAGTTTCTGAAAAGTCAATAATGTCTACTGGTTGCTTGCCTTCAGTACCAAAATTATACAATCTTATGTTGGGTCTAAAATTAATGATAGGACGTTTGGCACGGTAGTTGTTGTCTAATGTGGCCACTGTGTTATTATAAGTTGCTGTGGACAAAATAACATCCACATGGAACCAACGATTACTACGAGTCCATGCATTCAAATCTTTGCTGGCGCGATCAATAGTAAGATAATCTACTTCACCCGGTTCTGTGGCAATGGTGCTGTCTCTTGCATCGACCACATAAGTTTCAGGTGTAATAAAGTTGCGCACCGGCAACAGTTCAATGTCTGTGCCCACGCCAGCTACATAAAATTCATTGTTAGCAAATGCCACAGCAGTAAATCCAACCACAGTGGCGGTGCTTAATTCAAAAGTTGCTCCATCAGCTACAGTGGCTATTGAAAACTGTATACCATTGGCTGATATAGATTTAATGTAGTAAGTTTGTCCAGAAACAATTCCGCCAGCTGTGGTGCCAGAAAATATGATTTCTTCACCTTCGTAAAGTCCAGCAGTTGAACTACAGGTAATATAGTTGCTGCCTGCTTGAGTGGCTGTACAAGTGAATGAAACCGTTCCTGATCCGTATTCTACTGGCAACACATCGCCAGTGAACCGTACCTTGAGTCCGTTGGTAAATGTCACACCATTGGGACTGGTATAATTTTTTTGTCCAATGATTTGATCAACAAACAGTGTGCTAACATCTGTTTGATCCAGCAAGCGGATGCGACCAAATATTTCTGGATCTGTTCCGTCTTGATAATAAAGTTCGTTGAGTACCGCTGTCAACAAAGGTATCTGTTGGAAATACCCTGTAGAATTTTTGTACCAGCTGGTATTGCTGTAGGTATTGCCATAACTAATGGTGAACTTTTCATTGATATCAACGTTGGCAATTTTTGCCAGGCTAATATATTCCACACCATTGCGGTCTACTGTGCTGATTTGCCATACTTGATATCGATCTGTCAGTGGCACTTCAGTAGACTGATCAAAGTTGATAGAATCGTAGCTTCCATTTTGCCCGTTTTGCCCAACGTTTGCCACAACAAGTGTAAGATCATTAGTTGGTGTTGCACCGCCTAATTGATCTCCAGTGATTTTTAAAATGTCGCCTACATTATATCCAGTTCCCGGTGATACCACTTGAATTTGTGTGTTGGTGGCATAGTTATTGCTACCTGGAAATAAGTTAACATTGAATACTGCATTTGATCCAGTGCCCGTGACTGAAGTTGCAGTGACTGAATTGTAGTTTCCGTACACAGTGATTGTGCCACCTGGCACTGGCCAATTGATTGGTAAAGTTTGAGTTACTGCTTTAGAGTTAACAACGCTGATTGAATTTGTTGATGACGCTGTTACAATAAAATCTCCGTTGTATAGAGATGGAGTTACTCCGGCAATACGTACACTATCTCCAACCAATGGTGGATATAATTCAGACGCAAAATTAAAAGTAGTAATACCTGTTGTGTTTGTTGTAATCCCAACAATACCAGTTGGTGCCCGACGGTTACCTGACGGAGTACCGAATTCAAATTGCAACAATGGATCATAGAGTGTAGTTTCAATCCAGCCGCCATCTGTGGCATCTGCAATGCTGTTTGTAAACACCAATGTGCGAGTGTTAAGATAGGTGGTGCCATCAATGCCACCATAGGTCGCAATAAACTGTTCCAAGGGCTGATTGTTGATCTGATCAAACTTTAACTCAGTCAACAAGTCAACTGGTCCTACGTCAGTAAGATTGTAGTAGAATTGCTGGGCAGTTTTTTGTGGCACTTCAAAAGAAATAACACCAAGGTCTTCACCGTTATTGGTAACACCGTATACATCTCTATTGCTGATGTTGGGTGTTGACGGAACAGTGCCAGCTACCCCAGGGCTGGTTTGAATCCAAAACCCTGGACCAGTACCTGAGGTTCCGTCGATCACATTGATAGTACCACGCAGGTTAGTTTGATTTTCGCTGACGTAATACAATGTGTCAGGAGCGTCTTGGGGCACAGTAAATGTCACCAACCCAAAACTGCTACCATTACGCAACACTCCTGAATTGTATGCATCGCCAGTTCCTAAGCTCAATGCAGTTTTGATCCAGAAAGGGTAAACCCCATTGAGTGTGACATTAAACACATAGGTGTTGCCGCGAGCCAGAGTCAATGTTGGATTGTCTTGAAAATCAATTAGATACGCTACAGTGCCGTTGTTGGTCACACGATAATTCACAGTTTCTTTGGCGTTCTGCGCTACTTGGAATGTATAACTGCCTCCACGCACCACATCAATGGTAGGATTGTTTCCGGCTAGGCCAGAGAATGTGTAAACTCCATTTTCTCTGTTGACTACAAAATTGTCATTGACTGGTACTCCTATAGATTCAACATTCACGGCATCAGGGCCACCGGGCAACCAAAAGTATTGACTAAAGTTAATGAAGGCATCATAATCAACAAAAGGATCCCAAGTGTAGTATTCACTATTGTACAGTTGGTCAGCACGAGTTGCATCTCCGCCTTGAAATGCAATGGCATCATTTATTCCTGGGTAAGTGATGGCATTTTTGATATTTTGCGTGTCTGGTTCAAGACTGATAACTCCAGGCTCCAACTGATAGTCTTGTCTGACCTGATCTGGTTCTACCACATAACTATCGTTAGGGTTTACACCCGGGCCAACTGTGCGTCCAATAAACCCTTGTGTTTTCTTAAATTTAGGTTCTTGAACCATTTGGTCCAAGGTGGCAGCCAAGAACTGCTTGTTAACTGGAGTTCTAAAAATTTCTGGTAAAAAATCAACTGATCTAGTTCGTGCCATTAAATTACTCCACTGCCGGATGCAGTACGTAAATTCGTACTGGTCAATGCTTCAATCACATCAATATTCTCAATGGTAGCACCATTAGCAAAAATTTCGTTAGGCTGACTGCGAATTTCATACAAGTCTCCAAAACTTTTTTGTGGATCCAAGGGTACCAGCACAACTGAACTGATGATTGATCCTAATTGTCTGTGTAAGTATGCTGCCAGTTCACTGAAATAAAATGTATCACCAAAGTTCCATTTGTCAATTGAAAAATAATTGTTCATTTCTGCCAGCACTGAACTTTTGATTTCACTGGTGCTGGCAGTTGAATTCTGAGCACGTATAACTTTAATAGTGGCACGAAGTTCTTGGGCTGCTTTGGCACCAAACAATGGTTTGAAGATCACTGGATTGACCACAATATTATCTGAAATCATTTTGTAATCTTGCAGTGCTTGATAATCAGTTGATAACTGGTCAATGGTAGGTAGTACTGGTTGTGTGACAGTACCGGTGGTATCTCTCAGCCAATTTTGATACGCAGTATAGTACGATAGTGTGACCACATATAAGTCAATGATGTTGGTAGAGCCTGGGTCAATGCGATTGGTCAATGGACTGTTGTGACGATATTGGAAATACAGACTTTGTCTTCCTGTTTTGGCAATCCAGCCACTGACACTAACTATATTGCGAACACCAGTCACGCTGATACTGAGTTGATAAAATGCATCTTCGTCATATGCATAAAATACCTGCCCAGGTGTCCATTCAGTTTTGGCCAATTCAATTTCGTCTAATGTACCATAGTCGTAGATCACAATACCTTCTTCAACCAACAAGTAACGTTGCAAGTTGTCAAAGTCCACAGTTTGTTGCAAAAACACATAAGGTCCAGCCATAGAAGCTGTGCCTACTATTTCATCAAAGAAATCAGGGTTGTCTGGAACACCATCATTGTCTGAGTCACGATAACTTACCAAAACTTGGAAGTCATCCACATAGCCGTCGCTTTCCACAGGTTGGCCAATGATGGTGGTATAAATGTCACCAGGCAAGGGTTCTGTTGAGTCTGGTTTGGTATTCACTGCCAGTACATTGATGAAGTCTTTGATAATAGTGCCTGTGCGACTGTCATAGATCAATTGATCTTCGTAGAAGAAAAATCGTGTTTGTAACACTGAACCAAAGTTGTAGCTCAAACCACGAAATGTAATGGTATAATTTTGATTTTGTACCACGAACTGTACCAGCCAAGATGCATCAAGATTGGTACCTGATGTATTGCCAGCATACTGTTGGCTCCAAGCCGCTGGATTACTTTGACTATATGCATCAAGATTGGTACTGGTTATAAGATACCAGGTATAAGGGGTGCCAGTTATAGCACCATTGCTGTCATAGCCCAATCCAAAATTACGATACAACAAAATTTGTTCAGCCATGGCTTGTTCAATTTCATTGGGAAGGTCCGTGACAAACAACGGAATAATAGTATCCACAATAGCGCCAGATGGCACAAAGTTGTTGATTGTGACAGGGCCAGCACCTGAACTCAAGTTGCCCAGGCCACCGTTGTAGCCATCGCCCACAATTTGTTGGGGACTGGCCCAAATTACCGTGCGTTCGTCGGCTTTCATTGGTGTGCCTTGCACCAGTCTGTTGTTACGGTCAAAGTAATAACCTGTGGGCGGCACAAATTTGATCAAACTACCAGGTATCACATACTTGAACATTGTAGTAGTGGTATCGCCTACAGGGATAGGTGTACCATCAGGCCATGTGGCACTGGTTGTGGTGTTTCTAAAAAATCCAGTAGTTTCGTTGGCCAACGTGGTGCTCTGATTCCAAGTGTAACCACTCAACCATATGACTCCTGCAGGTTGGGTGGTGGCAGTGATGCGCGGAAAGTTTGCATAATAAAATTGTCGCACTGTGTTGCCGTCAATGTTTGGCTGAATCTGATTGGTTATGATGTCTGCAATTTCGTTGCGATTGGTGTAAGAAAACAGTATAGTGGGCAGAATATTTTGACGCCAGATGCCGCCATCACTACTGAATGTGTTGGTTGAACTGTATTTGCCGGTGTTGTCCACAAGGTCAAGATAACGGCTGGTACCAATTGACGCACGATTCAATGCCTTGCTCTTGATGATTGAGTTGTATTGTGTGTATGGGAACAGATTGTAATCTTCCCCGTTGACCATGCGGTTTTGTGTGTAGTATCTTGCAGGAGCACGTTGTTTGATTTCACCAATAGGCTCACGTGCCTGGCTGTTGCTCACAGGACGTGTGATACCGCAGGTAAATGTAATAGTTTGCAGGTTGCCGTTGCGGTCAGTGTAACTGATGGGCAACACCACATTTTGCATTTCTTCAGGATTGATAATGTATTGCAGACCATTGCTGGCGCGGACATAAGCACGGAATATGCCCACAGGAATTTCACTGAACACACCATCACCGAACACCATGGTAATCTGGTCATTGGTTCTTGAGGTCACTGAATAGATTGGTTGCAAAATATTGTTGCGTTGTTCAGCTGCTGTGTAAACGTTTTCAACGTACTGCCACTCACGGCTGATATTGCCAATGTTGTCCAACTGAAACAACCAACGGTCATCATTGTTTACACCTTCAACGTTGATGTCCACTGTGCGGTTGGCAATGCGTTCTGCCAAGTTAAAGTCTTGATTTTGTAGGATACCTTGTTTGAAAAAGAAGAAGTAACCTGTATTGGCTGACTGAAATCCCAGTTGATCATTTCTAAACATGATGTTGAACACTGTGTTGGGCACAGGAGCTGGTTCGTACACATAATCTCGTCCAACTGAGGTAGAAGTCGTGGCTTCAAACGGCATATTGACACCGTCCACTGTGGCAGTGTATGGAATCACTGGTAGAAATCCAGATACTAGATTGATACCATACTCAGCAGTATCCACTCCTAAAATAGTTTGTCGATTGCCAGGACGTCCCACTTTTTGACTGTCAACCAATGCAGCATTGACAATAGCGGTAAACTGTTCCTGCCAGTCGTTGTTAGTGGGATCTGCCCAGTTCACAGTAACGTTGCTGAGATTTACACCATTGTAATCCACAACATTTTCAGTTGTGGTCACGTTGAATACTTTGAGAAAACCTTCTGCTGCTGTGTTGCGTTTGGCGGTGTAGCTGACCAAGTTGGCCAGGCGTACCACTGAATCTCGTCGTTCAGCAGTGTCTAGGTAGTTTTCACGAGTGTTTAAGTCTGTGCGAAAAGCCAGTGCCTGACCCATGAACGCCATAACGTCCAACAAGGCAATGAACTCTGATGATTCAATGTAGTCATTGAATGTTTCTGGATAATACAAACGCAGATAGTCAATGAAACTTTTACGAAGAGTTTCAAAGTCGTAACTTTGGAAGTCGGCTTCGCGGTAAGTTTGGTAGATTTGTTTCCAATCTTCTACGCCAAATATTGCTGTTTGTCTTGTGGTTGTTGCCATTTTGTCTTGTCCGTGCTTTATTTATTGATAATAAAAACGGCGCAGTTATACATAACTGGCATTGCGAGTTTGTTCGTCGAAGAATATGCTGAGAATTTCAGCGTTGGTGGTATTGATCACAGTGATCTGTAGTTGTATCAGTATGCCATTTTCTTGAGGAAATACTTGTATATCATTGATTGTGAGTCTAGGATCTCCTCCAGCCACACGCTGTACTTCTGCTCGTATCTGTTGTGAAATCTGTTCAACTTGATTTTCAAACAAAAAATCATACAAAGAAGTGCCGTAGCCTGGGCGTCCTGGCAGTTCACCTTGACGAATACTAAATGCATTCAACAAGTCGCGTTGAATCAATGCAAAGTCAGTGAGCGTAAATTTTTTATTTTGATTAATGGTATTAAAGCCAATAAATGTGGTCATGACAATATTTATGGCGTGTTTTATGCCTGGCCTCGTTGTTTGATTTGACGCAATGTAGGAATATATTGCATGCCTATGTCTTCTATCAATGCTTGTACCAACGCCAATCCACGATCAACTTCGTCAATAAAGTCAGTGTAGGGTTTGCCTCTGACATCAGCTTGCAATGCCTGATACAATTTGCTAAGTTTAAAAAGTTCTGCACGAATTGCAGTGTATTGTGCAATTTGTGCATCCACGGTTTTGGCAGTAGGCGTTTGGTCAACCAAAGCAAAAATCTTTGTCTGTTGCTCTGCCGTTAGTGTTTTTAATCTGCGATTTTCAGCAAACAACGCTGGCGGCGGCGGTGGCGCTGTGCCATAATTAAGGTCAGGAATTTTGTCATTGCCAAAGATACGAGTCACCGCAGCATCAAGTGTGGCACGATCTACTGTGTCTTCAGCTTCTCCTGGAGGTGCTAGTTGGGCGACAGCATCGTTAAGTTTTTGTTCAGCAAAATCCACAGAAAATGCTGCGTCTTTGGCCACTATGTCAAACTGTGATTTTAAATCTGCTGGAAGTTGTCCTTTGGCCCAGGCCAAGGTATCTGTTGGGCTTTTGGCAGCATTTAGTGCCACTCCTGCTAGAGACTTGGTGTTGAGTTGGCTGACTGGAATACCCAACTGTTTGACTGCATTCAGGCCAGAGCTCATGAGATTTTGTTGCGTGAGATTTTGTGCTGCAGGGTTGCTTAACAAACTGTCAAGATTGTTGATACCATCTTTGCCAGTCCATACTGCTGGACTTTTCAATACATTAGTCAGCTGATTTGCACCTTGGCTGAGATAAGTTGCTACCGTACCAGTTTTGAGAAGACCTGCATTTTCCAACTGTGAAGCATCAAAACCAAATTTTCCTACTCCCAGTGTATCACTAAATTGTGATGTGGCCTGCCCCACCAATGTTGATGCCTGAGACATAGCAGCACGAACATCTTGAGTATTGAGTCCAGATATACTGGTCAATGAAGGTACTTGTTTAGCAAATTCAGCAATGTTGATGCCATTGGTCACTGGAGTCCCAGCCAGTGACCTTGTGATACCAGTCAGAGTTTGCTGTGCCACAGAAGTAGCACTGCCCAATGCTGCTGTAAATTGTTGACCGGCTGAGCTAAATGCTGTGCCCAATGCACCAGTAGTCAACCCTGGAGTACCACTGATCGCCTGAGTGACTTGCCCTGCGGCAGCTGCCAATCCACTGCTGGCTTGTTTGACTGCATTTAGCTCATCACCAGGCTTGAACCCAACCAGCGCACCAGTGTTGACTTGTTTGTCAAACACTGCTCGTGCCTGTGCTTCTGTGCCACCAGGAGGGCCTTGTATCTCAAATTTTTTACCGCCAAATTCAAAATTAAAAATACTCATTTTGCTTTAATATTCCATCCTGACGGGACAGGCACAGCACCAGGAGGCGGTGTGGGTTGTCCTTGTTCCAGTTGTATTTTGACGTCAACTCCTTTATTGTGATAAGGATACGGCTCATGAGTAGGTGCCCTGGGCACGATGGTTTTTAATTCTTTTTCTTTTACTTGCCATCCCTTGCTGGTACTGAAAACAGTGTCATCTAATTCAATTGTAGCCATGGGTTTAGGTGCTGTAACAGCAGGAGCTACTGGTCCATTTAGGTCAATGCCGCCAGCAGTAAACAACAGTGACTCACCGCCATTCCACGAACCGCTTGCCCTTTGCACAGCCATGGTGCCATCCGC